CAGTGGGCAGAGTATGACTGGCAGTATGAATACCAACTGCCCGTAGACGGTTTCGGAGGCACCTTTGACATTGACATTGCTGGGTTTGTTGATAGTCAACTTAAAGTTGCAATTCTTGGCAAAGCACTCAACAGCAACATCAACAAAAACATCAAAAATTATGCTAACACCAGTGTAGGCGAAGCGGCACGTTTGATGTACGCTCCTGACATCATCCTGGAAAAAGTGCTGTTCGTGAGTGTTCTTCCCCGTGTGGCACCTCGCTTCAACAAAGCAGGCGAAGTTCAGGGATTCGATGACGTTGTGGGTGCCAAAGAGCGCACTAAGATTAACACCGTTTTGCAGTTCCAATACGGTGGCAAAGTAGAGGCAATCGACCTGTTCTTTGACATTGACAATGTTAAAGTTCTGACTGAGTTCAACACCGTTAGCATCAGCAACCTGGATCCGTTGGTGCTGCTGTGACAGTTCAGGGGGTGGCACGTGCTGCCCCCATCCTGCTCCGCCGTGCCCCTATACTGATCTCAGTTCAGACAAAGACCGATGACCCGCTACGACGTGATCTGCCCTTCCGCTCCCTGGGAGAACACCACCACCGATGAGGACCGTGCCTGGTTGCTCTGCCTTGATCTCTCTGAAGAGTACGGATACGCTCAGGTTCGCTGCAATGGGGTGATCATCGGAGACTACACTGAGGGGCGCTGACCCCCCTTTTTTTAATCTTTTTTTATAAAAAAAATTAGGCAGGGGGCGTGGCGACCGTTTTCATCATCAGGGCTACCCCGCCCCTCCTTCGCTTGTGACCTCAGTATAGGGCCGCGGCGCCCCCCCAGCAACCACTGCTGTGCCAGTTCCCGAACCGTCTACCAAACCGCCCACTGCCCCCCTGATGCCCTATACTGATCTCATGAACAAAACACCTGACCTCGCCGCCATCATGGCAGACTACACCACCCGCTACAATGAGATGCAGGCACGGTCTGCCGCCAACCGCCAGGCGTTCGCTGAGGGTCGCCCCTTCCCCTTCCCTGCCCCTCAGGTCCAATCCACCAACTGGAACATTAGCGACCGCCACTGAGCGGCACTGCCCTTAGAATGACCTCAGTTCAAACGAACCCAATGCGTTTCGAAGTCCGTTATCAGACCCCTTACAACCACTGTGAGTGGCGGTCGCAGTGGTTCACCAGTAAAGAGGAGGCGGATCGTATGGTAGACTTCTACCGCTCATGTGGTTCCCCCTCTCACATCGCCCCGTCCTCCCTGGCACAGTTGGAACGATGATCAACGCTCTGACCCGCTCCCGCTCCCCTGAGTTTCACCGCGCCACCATGCTCCGCCTGACCGTTGCTGCTCTGCTGCTGTGGTTGCTCTGGGAACCGATCCGCCCCGTCCGCACCGCCACCGCTGGCGCTCTCTACGCTACCGCCGATCTGATCTCACAATGAGCGACACCACCATGCGACAGGTCATTGCCACCCTGCTGGCAATGATGGTATCAGGGGTCTCTGCCGCTTGGATTGCCCACTACGTTGTGACACCTGAACCAGTGGCACAACCCCCCGCCACCCTGATCGTCTGACCCTTTATACTGATCTCAGTTCACAAGCGAACCCACCATGAAAGTTCAGCAAGTCGGCAGCAACCAAACCGAAGTGACCCTGGCAGACGGGACCTGCATCCTGTTCTCCTATGATCAACCCGTCGCCGCCATCGTGCCTGGCAAAGGGTGGATTCGCACCGCTCAGCAGTGGAGCGCCACCACCACCAAGCATGTCAACGCCTGGATTCGCAAGCATCGCGGCAACTACGTCATCGGTGAGGTTGCCAGTGTGCCACAATGGGATCTGGACCAACTGGTGGCGTTCTGAGGGGCGCCACCCCCTACAATACTCTCAGATCAGAGGAACCCCCCCCCGATGAAACTCTCCAAAAAGCAAAGGATTGTCGCCGTTCCTATTATCATTGTTCTGGCAATTCCTGCTATTCTCCTAAAAGTTGCGACGGAGATTTTCTACATCCTCTCCAACATTTTTGGGGCATCTGCTGATAAATTGGAGAAACTAAATCTTGCTTGGGGTGAACAGTTTCAAACCTTCATCAAGACTGTCTTGTGACAGTCCAGCAAGTGGCACAAAGCACCGCCGCCTGACCCCCTGACCCCTTACAATACTTTCAGTTCACAAGCAACCGACCATGACCTACGCTCAGATCACCGCTTCCAACCTCAGCGCCTCCGCTGCCCGCTCCGCGATCTGTGATCTGGCAGATCAGTTCTCCTGGGAGACCGTCGCCCGTGAGATGCTCTCCCAGATGAGCGGTGATGAGGCACGGGAGTTTGTGGAAGACTTCCAGCGCCTCTATGCCGACTGAGGCACTGGCACAAGGGGGGCACCAACCCCCCACCCCCGACCTGCTATACTGATCTCAGTTCACACGACCCGACCATGATCGTTTACGCCGTTATCGCTGGTGAGGATTATGCGGGGCAGGACTTCGATTCCCTGCGCCTGTTCGATTGCCTCTCTGCTGCCCAAGCATACGAAAAGGAACTGCAGCAGCAGTTCGGTGTAGACTATACCCTGCTGGAAGTGCGGGAGGTTTGCATGGAATCCGCTCTCTGTGCCGCCTGAGGCACTGGCACAAGGTCCTGAGCACCGACCCTAAACTGCTCTACAATTCTCTCAGTTCACAACCCGAACCGATCATGCGCTACAATCCCGCCACCGATCGCGCCCTGAGCATTGATGAGATCGCCGCGCAGTGTAAGGCAGCGATCATGAAGGCATCCGCTCCCGCTCCTGCTCCCTGCTCCTGGGAGGATGTTGCTGCCCTGGAGGATGATGACTTCTACGCTGAGAACCCTGTTCTCTGGGGGTTCGCCTGGGAGAATGATCTGATGATCGCCGCCTGATACAATGGGAGCGGGAGCGCCTACGGCGGAACGCCTACGGCGTTAACGCCCTTAAAGACTCCCACACCAAACCACAACCCACAATCCTAGCACACCATGTCCCGCGAACTTGCCCTCTCCCTGCTCCGCTCTGGCAACGACGGCGCTGAGATCCTGCAGATTCTGGAAACGATCGCCGCCGATGATGGCAGCGACGCAGAACCCACCCTAGAAGAAATCCAATTCTGATAGTGGCACAACGGAGGGGGACACCCCTTCCCTTTTGCCTCTATACTGATCTCAGTTCAGACAAAGACCGATGACCGACTTCTTCGCTTCCTACCTCTCTGACCTCTCCGCTCTGTCGGGTGCTGACCTCTCCTGCCTGCTGTGCGACGCCGTCGACTTCGATGACGATGCTGCCTTTCAGGTGATCATCGCTGAGATGCAGGCACGGGGCATCTGATCTGCTACAATACTCTCAACCGCAACGGACCCCGATGCCTTCCTTCCGCGTTGTTACCACCGATGAGATGCCAGAGGTCCTGGGAGAGTTTCCCAACCTGGCATATGCCGATATGTTTGCTGAGGCACTGATGCACCAGAGATGCCAACGCTCAACCGTCGAGCATTGGGATGGCAGGGAATGGGTTTCCCTCTGACCCGCGACCTGCTACAATACTCTCAGTTCAGACAACCCCATGCACTGCACCACCTTCCCCGCCATCGTTTGGAACTGCGCCGATGAGAACGGGTGCATCCGCTGGTCCGCCGCCTGCCAGGCAGCAAAGGATCATGGTCTGTGGGATGACTTCCGCACCGACTATGGCACCACCGCCCGCTTCGGTCCCGTGGATGCGGGTGAGTTCCTTTCGTGGTTGGGGTATTGACCCCTGCCCCCTTCGTGCTCTACAATTCTCTCAGTTCAGACAAAGACCGATGACCCGCACCCTGACCGACGACCTCCTGGACCTGGCAACTGCCATCGCTGCTGAGATGTATGGTTGCGATCTGGATCGCCTGGACCCTGAGGACCTGGCATGGTATGCTGACCGCACCGACGCAGACAACCTGGAGGAGATGGCAAACGACCTTGCTGCTGCCGCCTGGGAATCCTACTGATCTGCTACAATACTCTCAACAGCAACGGACCCCGATGCAAACTCTCAAAGCAACCGCCATCGCCCTCCTGGTCATCACGCTGGCGACCGCTGGATACGCTGCCCTGCTCCACAATGGCAACGCCCGCATCGAAGCCAAGTGCGCCGCTCAGGGTGGGCAGGTCATCACCGCCCCTGGTGAGATCAGCCGCTGCCTCCGCCCTGCCCGCTGATCTGCTACAATACTCTCAACCGACACCTCCCCCACCGATGACCAACCACACCTGGGCCGACAACGCGATGCGCTGCGCCGCTGCCCGCGCTGCCGCCCTGCGTCCCTTTGAGCACGAGTCCTGGGCACACTACCGTCAGCAGCGGGAGCGGGAGACTCTGACCGCCCTGTGGCATCTCTACTGGGATCATGAGGTCGCCTTTTGACCTGCTATAATTCTCTCAACCGCAACGGACCCATGACCCTCACCCTCCAGGACCTGACCTTTGAAGAACTGGAATCGCTCTGGGATGACTGCCAGCGCAACGGCGACTATGACTTTCAGGATCGCCTGCTGCGGGAGATGCTCACCCGTGAGGATGCCTGCCCCGAATCCTATGACCTGCTCTGGGAGATGCAGGATGCAGGATGGAACGGTGGGGTCACTCAGGAGGACAGGGACGCTCGCTGAACCGTCCACCTAGGGGCATCCTGCCCCCCTGCCGACCTGCTACAATTCTCTCAGTTCAGACAAAGACCGATGACCAAAGCACAAGCGATCGAAACCCTCTCCGCTCAGTTCAACGCTCCCTACGGCGGGACCTTCATCTCCGCTCTGAGCGGTGACCTGATTCAGGACATCATGATGGAGGGTGACATGGGCAAGACCTTCCACCGCTTTGGTAAGACCATTGTGGAAGACTCGAGTCTGATCGGTCTGGCACGCTACTACCAGACCCACTGAACCCTACGGGGCAGGTTGACCCCTGCCCCCGACCTGCTATACTGAACACGTTCACACCTGAACCCGATGACCACCACCACCATCGACGGCATTCAATTCAAGGTCACCCGCCTGCCCGTTGCCCATGGCGCTAGCGCCAACCGTTGGGCATCCCGAATCAAAGGCGGTTCCTCCCGTGTTCGCACTGGTGCTGGTTCCCGATCGGTTCACCAGAGCACCAAGGCAACCGCTCTGCAGGACGTTCGCTGACCTGCTATACTGATCTCAGTTCACAACCCGAACCGACCATGACCGATCCCACCCCCCTGCAGACGATCCTTTCCCCCATCCGCTACCCGTTCGCGGTGGCGTTCGTGAAGGGCGATAAGATCGCCCGCACCCTTGCCTACGCCAGCACCCTGGAGGACTGCTACTTCCAGGTCCAGGGATGGCGCAGCGCCTATGGCAGCGCCGACTACATCATGGCAGAGCAGCAGGAGCGCAGCGGCAAGTCTTACTGGGTTGCCGTTTGACCCTACGGGGCAGGTTGACCCCTGCCCCCGACCTGCTATACTGATCTCAGTTCACAAGCAACCGACCGATGCCTGAGACCTTCTCCGATCAACTGTTGACCATTGCCGATGACAACGGATGCGTCACCTATGACGACGCCCTGTATGCTGCCGACCTTCACGGCAGCATGAATGAGTTCCTGCAGGAGTACGGCACCGCTGACCACTGGGGAATCTATGGGATCGACGCGGGCGAACTGTTGACCTGGTTGGGATACTGACCCCTATGGGGCAGGTTGACCCCTGCCCCCGACCTGCTATACTGATTCCAGTTCACAAGCAACCGACCGATGACCTGCTCCACCTTCCCCGCTCAGATCGCTGAAATCACCAACCCTGAGAACGGGACCATCTTCTGGATCGAAGCGGCATACGCTGCCAAACAGCACGGTCTGTGGGATGACTTCCGCACCGACTACGGCACGACCTCTGACTTTGGTGGGGTCGACGCTGGCGAATTTCTGGTGTGGTTGGGGTACTGATTCCCTATGGGGCAGGTTGACCCCTGCCCCCGACCTGCTATACTGATTCCAGTTCACACCCGAACCGACCATGACCCGCTTCCCTCTCTCTCAGGCAACCCGCATCGCTGACCGCCAGACCGTGTGGATCTCTGCTGCTGATAATGCTAAGAATGCTGACGGTCGCCCCTCTCAGTACGTTCACTGGGGTGTGCCTACTGCCATCATTGCTGGACAGTATTCTGAGTCTTGTGCTCACACCGTCAAAGCACCGTGCTTTGACTGATCTGTTCGTGGGGGTGGGGTGCCACCCTGCCCCCGACCTGCTATACTGATTCCAGTTCACAAGCAACCGACCATGACCATGACCCTCGAAACCGCCAACCGTATTTGGGAAGACTGCTATCAGAGCACCGACCTCACCCTTTGGGGTAAGTACACTCTGACTCAGCGGATGCAGGCAATCGAAACCCGCGATGCCCACGCTAACGGCGGATGGGGTCGGTGGAACATCAGCGACCGCGACTGACCCCTGCGGGGCGCCGCGCCCTTATGGGTGCGTTCGTGCAGACGCAGGTCCCCCGCCGGGTGCGGGGGGTCGGGCGCGGCGCGTGATGGGGTATAAGGGGGGGTTGTTATAAAACCCATAACTACCCTAACCTACAAAGTGTTACGGAAGCGCGATAAATCATAAAGGCATTTCAAATACTCTCAGAATCAAAAAATTCCGGAGATATAAACTACAATTATAAGGTTTGCTATATAATTCAAAAATAATAACTATCAGAATGAGAAAAAAATCCGGAGAGGAAAAACGCCCCATAGAGGTTGATACAATCACAGGTGAGTATTCTATTAAACTACCAGAATGGATGATCAATGAACTTGGTTGGTATGAAGATACTGAGATTCTTTTTAATCTTGATGGAAAGGACATTATTCTTTCAGAGGTAGATGAATGAAAAAATATGACATCTACGCTAAGGATCGATGTTTATTTCAGAATGTTGATGAAAAAGAATTCGAAATAACTTGGAGTACTTTAAAGAATATGGTTGGTTTAATGAAGACAGATTACTCAGTAGAAGATCTATATTACCAGGAAGTCACCAATTGACAACCGCTACATAATACTGTATGATATGATTGAAAATTAATCAAGTTATGACAAAAGGATTTACTGTAAAGGCAAAAAGTCCAGTAGTCGCCAAAGAACCTGAATGGGACTACGATAAGGCAAGAGAAATGGTACGGGGAAAGACAATTGTATTCTGTCTTCCTGGTCGTGGTGTTTCTTATACATATCTGAAAAACTTTGTTCAACTTTGTTTTGATCTAGTACAAGCAGGTGCAAGTATTCAGATCTCACAAGATTATAGTTCGATGGTGAACTTTGCACGTTGTAAGTGTCTAGGTGCAAATGTTCTTCGTGGTCCTGATCAGAAACCTTGGGACGGTAAACTGAAATACGACTGGCAACTGTGGATTGATAGTGATATCGTCTTTAACAGTGAAAAGTTCTGGCAACTGGTTCTGATGGATCAGGACATTGCTGCTGGTTGGTATTGTACAGAAGATGGTATGACAACCTCTGTTGCACATTGGTTGGATGAAGATGATTTCAGAGGCAATGGTGGTGTAATGAACCATGAAACTCTGGAAAGTATTCAGAAGCGTCGGAAGCCATTTACTGTTGATTACACTGGATTTGGTTGGGTACTCATCAAAAACGGTGTCTTTGAACATGATGAGATGAAGTATCCTTGGTTTGCTCCGAAGATGCAAGTCTTTGAATCTGGTGAAGTACAAGACATGTGTGGAGAAGACGTATCCTTCTGTTTGGATGCAAAAGAAGCGGGATTTGAAATCTGGTGTGATCCTCGCATTCGCGTTGGTCACGAAAAGTCACGAATCATCTAAGATGGCACAAGAGCGGTATAATATTCTCTGTAAGGGGAGGAAGATATACCAAAACCTTACAGAGGAAGAATACTTCGATACTATGGAGGATCTGTCTCAACAGTTCTATCAGACAGGTTCTCCAAATCCAAGCGAACTTGAAACTGAAATTTATTTGGAGAATTAATCAAAATGGCAAAAGCAAGCGGTGGTCTCAACAAGCGCACTTCTTATATTCCAGGGCCTCCTAAGAAGTCTCGCCAAGGCGATGGGGGAGGAACTAAGTACGCAGCGTCTTCTCGCAATGGGGCTCGTAAAAAGTATAGAGGACAAGGTAAAGGATAATCATGGCATATTTAAACCATAGTCTTCCGGATTGGTCTTGTTATATTCGTAACGAATTTCTTTTTAACCATAAAATGGGACATGGTGAAGTGACCAAATGTGATGTTCATTGTGTTGCAAGCATTGAGAAAAGAGTTCCTTTGTTTGAAGCATTTTTAGAAAATGGCGTGAATTGGACTCGTCGTCCTCTTCACGCTTTTTGCTGGAAACCAGATGCACCGATTGAACCTCTTGAAGATATTATGTATTGGGACTGCTTTTCTCCCTATATTGATGTTCAAAAACGTGCGCGACTTGCTGGATTACAGGCAGAATTAATTCGTCCTGATGGAAAAAAAGTCGTTGGAACTTATATGTTCACTCTTGATTGGTCTTGGGAAAACAAAGGTGTTACAGATCTTAATTTTTCAGAGACACCTGAACATAAATGTGCCCATTTATTCAAAGTAGAAACTGGAAATTACTACGCATATCCAAATAATCGCATTATTTGGTATGATAATGCTTGGACATTTAACAGAATTAATAAAAATCCTGGTTATGAAATCGATTTAACGGTTTATTCTGTTGAAAATAAAAGAAAAATTGAAACGTCCGATCACTATATGTACGAAATCACTGATTTGGAACAAAAATAAATAAATTTTTACTAAAAAATTGAGTTGAAACAGTATTCAATGGGCAAACACCTGCTCCTCGAGGTGTATGATGTTAATTTTGACCTGATCAATGACGTAGAATCTCTACAAAACGTCATGATTAGAGGCATTGAACGTGCTAAAATGACCGTTTTAAACGTCTTTTCGCACTGTTTTATACCACAAGGTTGTACAGTCGTGATTGCACTTGCCGAAAGTCATGTTTCTTGCCATACTTGGCCTGAAAATGGGTGTCTGGCAGTGGATGTATACACTTGTGGTGAAGGAAATCCTAAATTAATCGCCCTAGAAATACTCAAATACCTCAATTCGGACTCTTATTCGTTACGTGAAGTCGATCGTTAAATAGACATAAGGAGATAGCAACCTCCTTTATAAAAGTTCTGTTTTATTCGTTTAAAACAGGAGCTAAAATGTCTAATTTACCAGTCGATAGGGATTCAAATTACATGTATGATATGTGGGGAACCACAAAATTAATCACTGATTATAGTTCAGAGCAACCAAAAAGAGTGATTCAAGAGGTTATGCACGACTCTGCACCACGTCATGACCTTAAAAAACAAACTGAGTTGCATGAAAAAATTCGTAACGATGAAGACTATGATGATTGGGAATATGGAACAGAACCAAACTATGGATCTTCCTGGCACTAGGTATAAATAGTGCAAGAAAATCTACTTATCAATGGCAGTCACACGAATATCCAGGGGATTTAAGGATATTAGTTTTTCTTTTGAGCCACATCCTGTGACAAAAGATCTACCTGTCTTGATTAATGAGAGAGCGATTACTAGATCTGTTCGCAATTTAGTAGAAACAATCCCAACAGAAAGATTTTTTAATCCATTGTTGGGATCTGATATTCGCAGAAGTTTGTTTGAATTTGTTGATTATGGATCTGCTTCTGTAATTGAAGATCAGATTAAAACAACAATTAATAATTTTGAGGATAGAGTTAATAATGTTCAAGTTGAAGTTGAACCAAGACCAGATAATAATGAATTTGAAGTCACTATTATATTTGATATTATTGGGCAAGATTTCCCAACACAACAATTTTCATTCTTACTAGAGGCAACAAGATAAAATGCCTTTTACACAATTTACGAATCTAGATTTCGATCAGATTAAAACACAGATTAAAGATTACCTTCGTGCAAATTCAAATTTCACTGATTTTGATTTTGAAGGATCTAATTTTTCTGTTTTAATTGATACTCTCGCATATAACACTTATATTACAGCATTTAACTCTAATATGGTTGTTAATGAATCCTTCTTGGATTCTGCAACTGTAAGAGAAAATGTTGTTTCTTTGGCAAGGAACATTGGTTACGTACCACGCTCCAAAACCGCCTCTAAGGCGGCGATTACATTTGAGGTTCCTACCACTACCGCAAGTCCTTTTCTCACTCTTCAAGCGGGTCTGGTATGCGTAGGATCGTATGATAACACATCATATAGATTTTCAATTTCAGAAGATATTACAACGACTGTTAATAATGGAATTGCTAGATTTGGGTCATCTTCGTCACCGGTTTATATCTATCAAGGAAATTTACTAACAAAACAATGGACAGTTGATAAATCACAAGATCAAAGATTTATTTTAGATAACCCAAATATTGATATTTCAAGGCTTGTGGTGTATGTAAAAGGAATTAATGACAGTGGAATTGGAAGAGAATATTATAAGGTAGATAATATTCTAAGGTTGAATAAAAATTCAGAAATATATCTAACTCAAGAAGTTCAAGATGAAAAGTATGAACTTCTTTTTGGTGATGGATATTTTGGTAAGCAGTTGGAAAATAATGCGGTAATTACAGCAAAGTATGTGGTAACTGATGGTGAAAGAGGTAATGGAGCATCTGCATTTGATTTCCAAGGGAATTTTGTGGATGCCTCCAATATTCGTGTAATTCCATCAGGACCAATTACTATTAATACAATTGAAAAATCATCAAATGGTGGAGAAATTGAGCCAGTAGCATCTATTAAATATTTTGCTCCAAGACTTTATTCTGCACAATATCGAGCAGTCACTTCTCGTGATTATGAGGCTATTGTTCAATCAATATATCCAAATGCAGAATCTGTTGCAGTTGTTGGTGGTGAAGAGTTGACTCCACCACAATATGGTAAGGTTCAAATTAGTATTAAACCAAAAAATGGTACATATGTTTCTGATTTTGATAAGCAAAATATTTTAAACAGGTTAAAGCAATATTCAATCGCTGGAATTAATCAACAAATAATCGATCTTAAAATTCTATATGTTGAGATTGATTCTTCAGTTTACTATAATACAAATCAAGTATCAAATGTAAATAGTCTAAAAACATCTATTATATCAGCATTAACCGAATACTCTAAAAATGTTGATATGAATAGATTTGGTGGTAGATTTAAATATAGTAAGGTCGTACAATTGATTGATAGAGTTGA